GCCAGCGAGTCCCCTTGCGGCAAGGGGACTCGCTGGCAGGGCTGGAACGGGACTCTTGACGCTCGGTGTAGGTGATGATGCAGCGAGGATGCTTGCCCCTCATTTGGGTAAAGTCTTAAAAAGTCTTCTTAGAGTCGGACCAGTTACAGCAATGATTGAAACGGTCATGGCAGCGCGTGATATTAAAAGGATGATGGACACTGGCGTTCGTGGTGAGATTCTTGAACAGGCAATAGGAAAGCGAGCAATGGAAGCCCTCGGTGGAGCAGGCGGCGCAATGCTCGGTACATGGGTTGGCGGGATGGCAGGTTCAGCGATTCCTGGACCGGGCACTGCTGCAGGAGCATTCCTTGGGAGCATCGGCGGCGCGATGTTAGGAAAAGCCCTCCTGGGACTGCTTGCGAACGCCTCACCATCGACGGCACAGAAATTCGGAGGCACGATCAATAGGATGTTTGGTCCAGATGCTGCACGCGATACCACTGAGGCGTCGGTTACAGCTAGGCGACGAGGGGGACCAGCAACCGGGTTAACTTTGGTTGGCGAAGGAGGTCCAGAGATATTATCTCTCCCCCCAATGTCTAATATTATTAATAATAATAACGCCACGCAGATGGCGGCAGCAGCCGCAGGGGGAGAATTAGGAGGCGCAAATCAACAACCTATTGAAATTGTTATTAACATTGATGGTGAAGAAAAAATGCGCAAAGTCATTGGCGACGAACTAGGACTCACTGGCGGCGGCTCTGTGGTAGAAATGTTACGACTTTCACTATAAATTTTAGTTAGAACCTAGTTACGGTATATAGGAGAATTTATACGTGTCAACTATATTAGACGCACAACAGGGACATATTAGCAGCCAAATTGGTACTAATGATACGGATGTTGTTGAAGCCCAGCCGACAGAATCCGCGCCACTTATTAGCGATTCCGGGGTTGATTCCTTAAAAAATAAAAAACTTCATCTGCTTACATTTGAACACATGGCATCAAGGGATTCAGTTAGTTTTCCTGCCATGATAAAATCATTTCAAGACGCTTTTAAATCTAAATGGGCTTCAGAGCAAGTTTACGGTCGCATGGATCCTTTTTATATTTTTGAAAATACCAATAGAACAATTTCAGTTTCTTGGACAATACCTGCTTATTCTATAGGGGACGCGCAACATAATTTAAATAGAATAAATAAACTTTCTAAAATGCTGTATCCACTTTATGACCACAATGGCAACCTCCAAACAGCACCGCTATGGAGGGTTAAATTTGCCAATTTAATAACTGATGTCGCAACAGGTGATGGACTTGTATGTGCGTGCAATGGGTTTACATTCCAGCCAGTTATAAACGACGGATTTTTTGATCCAGAGCCTGGATTATTATTGCCAAAAAATATATCAATAAGCGTGACTCTGAATGTTCTACACACTCATAAATTGGGGTATGAAAATAAAGCACCATTTACAGAGCCCATGTGGCGAAGCACATTAGAAAATGAAGAATTTGGTAGCTCCTTTCCATATCACCACGGACTTCAAATGACCTCGCCATCTTACGGGGAAGAAACCGCTCCAATAGATGATTCGGGATTAGGAGGATCTGGCGCGACTCCACAAGAAGATGAAGATGATCTTGGTTCGGGAGAAGCAGAGCCCGTAGGGGAACCCGAGGAAGAGCTTGCTGATGCAAACTCAGAGATTTTGGGAGGCAGCCAATGGATGGCGTAAAGGGGTGGATAAATAATGGCATCTTCTAGATATTCAGGTCGTAAAACTTTTAATAATATCAGCAAACGATACAAAGAGATGTTTAAGAATCGAAACGTAAATCGTATTAAACAGTATTCTACACCAAAAATTGTACATTTAACCCCAAGACAGCGGGCTTCTATAGAAAAAATGCCTTATATATGGAAACAGGGAGATAGATATTTTAAATTAGCACAAAAATATTATGGAGCGGCTGAATTGTGGTGGGTAATTGCATGGTTTAATAAAAAACCTACAGAAGCGCATTTAAAATTGGGCTCTGTTATACACATTCCCATGCCATTAGACCGTATATTAAAATATTATAAAATTTAACATTATGGAATACGTTATTCAAAATCTTGATTTTATATCGCTTATATTTGTCAATTTAATGCCATTAATATTGGGCATAGGGATCCTTGATTACTTACCGGGTGGCGGCGGAGGAACAAGTGACGTAGAGGAGAATTTCGAAGCTGCGGCAGAAATTGCAGCCCAGGAGGCAATAGATAATCCCTCTATTAACGAAGATTCTAAGGAATATAGTTCTGTTATTAGACTAAGGGAACAATGTTATTTATTAAAATATTGGCATGTTTTTAACACATGGTCCCAAGCTCACGATTGGGCAAAATTCCACCCAGTAACCGGCAATCCGGCAACAATAGTAAACATGTTGCGCTCCATTCCTGGTCAAGAAAAATTATTAAATCTCACACCACAGCAACTTTCACTAATGGTGCCAAAAATACAAATTTTTAAAACTCTTTTTAGAAATGAGGATGATCCTATAGGAGAAGATTTTCAATTAAAATTTACAAACAATTGGGAAGATCGACCTATAGAACGAGATGATACTGGAGCCGCCACGGAAGAACGTGGAATGAGCATGGCAGATTATTTATATGAAAGAGGCGGACGGGGCGCAGGCGTAGGGTTAAAAAGTTTTTCTTTTCAACAACTTGGAGGTAACCCCGCGCAGGTAACAACAAATTTAGTTGCAACACTAAAATTACATTTTCAAAATCTTAATGATTTATTTAAACAAGCACAAGTGGTAGTGGATAACGATGGGAATGATCATGAAATTAGATTTATTGATTTGGTATCCCCAGTCTCAAAATATCAAGATGATACAGAAGCACCAGGATGTCCACAAATATATAATAATGATTACTATAGAATTAAAATAATTTTAGGATGGACGGTGCCCCAGGCTGCAGCATTCGATGGAGATCCGAACTATGAAGAATTAAAAATAGCGGCAGAAAAAACACAGACTATTTTATTTCTATCGCTTAGACAACACGAGATAGATTTTAAACAAAATGGTACCGTGGAGTTCACTATACATTACATTGCTTCGATTGAGGCGGCATTTCAATCTGAAAAAACGAATATCTTGTCCAGTCCCAGCATAGATAAAGCGCTTAAAGAAATAGAAGAGGAAAAAGATCAATTAAAAGAAGATAAGCAAGAAGCAGAAGCACGGCTGCGAGAACTAGGGCTTGAAGATGGAGATGATGCCGCACCTGACGCTGAGGACGGAGAGCCCAACACTGCAGAACTGATTCAAGAGCAGATAGAAGCGCTAGACCAACAAGCGAACACGGTTAAATCACAAGCTACTAGAAAAATATTAAATCAACTGCACATTAACAATAGAATTAAATATATCGATATCGACAAAACCGAATTAGGATATTCGATGACCACGGACTCATTATTGAGCGATGGTCAAGGTGCTATGTCAACTTTAATTTATCAGAATGCTGAAGGTGGCGAGGTGGTTACCTCAATGACCGCAGCAGAAGCAGAAGCACAAGGATATACAGAACAAGCACCATCTTGGGTTACTGGCGGCGAGACTTCAGCAGGGCAAACCGAGAATGAGGCTATAGAGGAAGACACCAACCGGAGAATTGAAGAACAGGTCGATGGTCCACCCGCCTCGTCCGCAGATGACTATGACGTATGCCAATCTTGGAATCCTGCCGACTGGTTCGGGAACTGTGACGGTCCATCTCCCGAGCCTAACTCCATGGAGGAAGTAGCCGAGGCAATTCCTGAAGGCAAACACAGAATATATTATATATATTTTGGTGACATATTAGAATCTGTTTTAGAAATTTTAGACCAAGAAGATCCAACCGCTCTTAAGGGAACAGGCATTATGGCAGGACCATTTACGTTTCAAGATATCGCACGGGATGCAAGAGTTGCCATTAATATTGCCGATGTGCCTATTTCATTAAATTTGTATAGAACGTGGTTCTTAAAAAATGCGAGCTTTAAACGTACTGTATATTTATTAAAATATTTTTTAAGCGATATGCTTAAAAGCTTAATTCAACCTGCATTGGGCAAGCAGTGTTGGGATAGAACAGGCGTACCAAGAGCAAATTATAATTTTGCAAATCTATCTGTTGCTTCTACTCCCGAAGGAGCAGATCCAATTAAAGGATACAGACTAGACAATGCAGCTAAACGAATACCAATAGAAGATATAAAAGGGATTGCTGGATTTGAGGATGTTCACAATACGGCTGTTTATAGTTACCTACTGCTACAATCTCAAATTGACACCCCCTGTGAAAGAACTGGCGATATAGATGAAGATCAGGATGATGGCATTTTTCATTTAGGGCTTGGTCAAGATCGCGGACTAGTTAAGCAAATTAAATTTAATAAACTTGATCAGCCAATGGTTCAAGAGGCTCGCATGTCATCAATGGGATCCCATGGATTTTTACGAGAAGTATATGATGCGAATGTTAGCATGGTGGGCAACACTTTATTTGAACCAGGAGCCAAGCTTTATATAAACCCCTCTATAATGGGACTTAGTTCTGTGGATGCACGATTTATAGGATTGGGCGGATATTACGACGTTATAACAATAGATAACAATTTGTCACCTTCTAAGTTTGAAACAAATCTGGTTTGTAGATGGCAATCAGCCGGTGCTGGATGCGAGGAAGACGAGGACTTCGTTTGCCCCAATCCAGAGACTATAGCGGCAGCAGAACCTGAAACACCTATTACCCAAGAACAGGCAGAAGTAGAACAGGAACGAGCAGTATTCGAAGGAGACTATTAATTCTATATATTTTGACCCCAGTTGGAAGTAAATTGAAAATACAGATCAGCCAAATTTTTTCGCTGGTAAATTTTTGAGATTTTCGATTTTATATTTTACAAAGCTAATTATAATATCACATGGCAAAGTATCCTACCTACATAACACCCCTGGGTAAAAATAACCAAAAAGCAAAATTTGCGTTTGATCAGAGAAGTTTATATAAAAATGATTTATTTTTACCGCATCATCAAGATAATTTAATTGATTTTTGGTATGGAAATCAAAATTATGGTAAACTTAATTCTGATAATGAATGTGTATTTTTGCTTGAAAATCGTTTAAAACAAATAAACGCAGACAAAACCATATTTGTGCTTAATTTTGTAGCAGATGCATATCACGATATGATTAAAGAATTGCAACTTAAATTTTTATCATTTGATATACCAACAAAAAATACATTTTTAGCAGCTATAAAGCCAACATCGGGCTGGAGCAGCGTTCACCATCATCATCATATAGCCATGAAAGCCTTATATAAACAACTGGCTAGAACCTTTTTTAATAAACAGGGTCACGGGCAACATGTACTTGATTTTAATTCTTTCATGGATAAATTTATGCAGTATTATGCGCGAACAGGACAAATTGCACCCATGACTAAAACTGGTTTTATAAAGACTAAGAAAGCTTTACCAAACCAGTCGGGATTAATAATAAGCCTAGCTGATGAAGATTGCAGCAATGATATAGTCAAATTTTTTAAATACATTAATGATGGTGCATTTGATACGTATTATAATGTAGCTAAGAAATATGGCTTTTATCTAGATAAAAACGCTCCATGGCGTTTAGTGGCTAATATACACTCCAACAGGATGAAAAAGTATATGAGAAGATACCATTTCCGACCAAAGAATCTATATGAACAGTGTTATATGAAAGCTAGCGATATGGACATTCAAACATTACAAATTTATATAGTACAATTCTACAACAGCTATGCAAAGGAATTTCCCACATCTAGAGTAAAAACCGTAACAAACGATGGCATTAAATATGCGCAAGCAAGAAGAACAGAAATAAATTTAGATCACATACTTGAAAAATATGATTCAGGATACTGGCTCTCGCTATATGCTAAAATGAGAAATATAGAGCAAGGATATATACTAAACGACTCGCAACTTAACGATCTTGTAAAAATCGCAATAGAAATGGAAAAACAATTTGACATTACGGGCGCAACAAGTTATATTAATACTAAGTTTCATGACACTGCCGAATCCGCCGCCGTTGCATCTACACAGACTGCCGCCTCTTCCTTTACCCTTGGCAGAGCAGGGCGTCTCACTCCGCGCCAAAATGGCTAATTGGTATTAAATGCCTTTTCAAATATTAGACAATAAACAAAAATGTATTGGATATTATGCAGACGGTTCTCTTATTTATGATAAGGTGCCGGATGCAAGAAAGCAAACATGGGAATATTCATCACATTTAAAACAACGATGCGATATCGAATATGCAAAATTATTTTGCAATGGAAAAACACTAGACGAAGTTTGTCCTGATAATATTAAAGATAGTTTTGATGACATATCATTATCTTTAAAAGCATATTTTCGCTCTTTTATTGAGGCAAAAATTAGTCTAGATGATAATTGTTTTTTTGAAATGGTCCCGGAAAAATTTCTATTAGAATTTTGCGACATTAAAAATAAAATAACAACTCACGTTTTACAGCATTACAATAAGCCGCAAAATTATGATTTTCTTGTAAATTTGACAAAATGTGTAGCTGACATACAATCACAAAAATTGTATATTGATGCCCATAATCTACAGCCTATCGCACATAAATTGAAAACAAGGAACTTTCTAAGGAAAATAAAACAAACCAAACCGTATTGTGAATATAATATATTTGGAACAAAAACGGGGCGCTTAACAAACAGAAAAGGTAGTTTTCCCATATTGACATTAGATAAGGAATTTAGGAACATCCTATCGCCAAAAAATGATTGGTTCATAGAATTAGATTACAATGCTGCAGAACTAAGAACAATGCTGTCTCTTCTAGACAAAGAACAGCCTAATGTGGATATCCATGAGTGGAATGCTGCAAATGTTTATAGAGGCTTGGTATCAAGAGAAGAAGCAAAGAAAAGAATATTTGCTTGGCTATATAATCCCAATTCTAATGATCGTCTATCAGAAAGAGTATATAATAGGGATTCTATACTAAGTACTTATTGGGACGGTTATAATGTACGAACAAGATTCAACAGGAGCATCCCTAGCGATCATCATCATGCTCTCTCTTATATTATTCAAAGTAGCTGTGTGGACAACGTGCTTAGACAAATTATCAAAATCCACACTAAACTCAACAGATATGATACACGAATTGCATTCACCTTACATGACTCCATCATTCTCGACATGCCCGACTCAGAACGATCCATATTGCCAGAAATAATTGATCTATTTTCTGATACTGAAATGGGCAAATTTTGCGTTAATGTTAAGGCAGGCAAAAAATTTGGTGAACTTAAAAGGTTAAAATTATAACATGGACACAATTATAGGCTTAGGACAAGCGGGCTGCAATATTGCCGAAAAATTTAGCAATTACCCACAATATACCATCTATAAAATAGATACAGATCTGGAAGAAGACCATAGAGAAAACGTATATACTTATTCAATATCGTCAGAAAACCATCCAGAAGAATATGAACAAAATTGTCCCGATTTTGATGATTTTTTTGTAAATGCTAGCGATAATATTTTATTTATCTGCTGTGGTGCAGGATACATATCTGCCATGGCGTTAAGAATTTTAACATTCTTAAAAAACAAAAAAATCAATATTTTGTATATTAAGCCCGATATAGAGTTGTTGGGAATAGTTGAACGACAACATGAAAAAGTGGTATATAATGTTTTACAGGAATATGCAAGAAGCGGTGTTTTTAAAAATGTATATTTGGTCAATAATCTACTTGTACAGAAATTATTAGGAGATTTAACAATAATTGAGTATTATGATAAGATCAATGCTTTTATTGCCAACACGATGCACATGCTTAATGTTTATATGCACAATAAGCCTGTTTATGATTCATATTCTGAATCATATGATACTACTAGGATTTCTACAATTGGCATATTAGACATTGAGTCTAATGAAGAAAAATATTTATTTTCACTTGCCAAGACCAAAGAAAAATGTTATATTTATGCTATCAATAAACAACAAGTTGAGACAGATGGGACACTGTTTAGCAATTGCATAGAAAATGTTAAACAAAGGTCAGAAAACGGAACAATAAAGACAAGCTTGGGAATTTATTCTACGCAGTACGAACAAAATTATGCATATATAATTGCATTATCCCAAGACATTCAGGAGTAAAAATGTTGAAAAAAATACTACAAAGAATCCGTGCCTTTTTCGCAAGATATATGACTATATTTAAATATTTAATTTTGGTTGTAGCACTTAGTGTGGCACTATTTACTGTAGCAAGTAGTAGTTATGAAAAAGGTGTTGATCAAGGAAAAGCACTCGGGCATTGTAGACTAATGTGTATGATGGTGGGTTATTATGATTATGAAGTAGATCAAGAACTTGATTGTTGGTGTTATGATGATACCTCATATTTTCTTATGCCTTTCTAAAAAAAATGAAAAAAAATGAAAAAAAAGCTTGACAACGCTTATAACATAGGCTATATTAAAGATAGCGAAGTAAGAAATTTATTACTTTGACTCTAGGCAAGCCAGCCACAATAAGGAGAAAAAAATGGCAATTGATATGAATAAAATGAGGCAGCGTAAAGCTGCTTTGGAAAGCCGTGGAAGCGGTGGTAATGGGTCGCAGTTTTGGCGTCCACAAGATGGGGAGCAAACAATCCGTATTGTTCCCAACAATGATGGAGATCCTTTCAAGGATTTCTGGTTTCATTATAATGTAGGAGACAACGCAGGTTTCCTAAGTCCCAAGAAGAATTTCGGAGAAGATGATCCGCTTGATGACTTTGTTCGTAAGCTTTTTAAGGAAGGCACCGAAGAGAGCATTAAGATGGCGAAAAGCCTTATGGCACGCCAACGGTTTTTTGCTCCGGTAATTGTTCGCGGAGAAGAACATAAGGGAGTCCGTATTTGGGGATTTGGCAAGATGGTTTACGAACAGTTGATTAATCTTGTGCTTAACCCGGAATATGGCGATATTACTGAACCAGACACAGGAACCGATCTTGTGCTGCACTATGGCAAGCCCCAAGGCGCGTCATTCCCGCAAACAAAGTTGACTCCTCGTCGTCGTCCCTCGCCGTTATGTGACGATGCCGTAGGTGGTCCTGATCGATGCGCAGAACTGTTGGAAAACATTCCTGACATTGATACGATGTTTGAGCGTAAAACACCTGATGAGGTGGGTACTATGCTTGATGCATATCTTCTTGACGAAGAAGGCACCGAGAATGAGTCTAGTGAAACGGTTAAATACAGTGCTACTACTGATGAACCGACTAGTGTAGATGCCGCCTTTAATGAACTAATGGGCGCTTAATAGTAGTATGCCAAGATCCCGCAGGGAGGCACGGGGACGGAAACAAACAAAAGTTTCTAATAGGTGCCTCACATTTTTAACATCGAGGATATAATGAGAATGGCAAAGAACACTTCAAAGCCTGGAAAATTGAGCATAGCAGACATGCGCTCACTTATTAATAAAAGGGCTGGGCAAGAAGTAGCACACAATTTAAAAGAAGATAACCCCACAGAAGTAATAGACTGGATTCCCACTGGCTCCAGATGGCTTGATTCGATTGTGTGTCGTGGCAAGCTTGCTGGTATTCCGCTAGGAAAAACAGTAGAAATTGCAGGCTTAGAGGCGACAGGTAAAAGTTATATGGCGGCACAAATAGCTGCCAATGCTCAAAAAATGGGAATTGATGTAATTTATTTTGATAGCGAATCTGCAATTGATCCTTCATTTTTGGAAAGAGCAGGATGCGAACTAGACGATTTATTGTATATTCAAGCTACATCTGTTGAGTTTGTTTTGGAGACTGTAGAAGAATTATTGGGCAGTAATGATAATCGCATGCTGTTCATTTGGGATTCTTTAGCGCTGACACCGGCAATATCGGATATAGAGGGCGATTTTAACCCACTATCATCTATGGCTGTGAAAGCACGAATCTTAGCTAAAGGCATGTCCAAATTAACAGTTCCAATTGCAAACTCGCAATCAACTTTCTTAGTTTTGAACCAGCTTAAGACTAATATTACTCGCTCTCCTTCGGAAGCGATGACCACGCCCTATATGACACCGGGCGGCAAAGCAATGATATATGCGTATTCATTGCGTATTTGGCTAACAGGGAGAAAAGCAAAGGCTAGTTTTGTTCTTGATGATAAGGGCTTTCGAATTGGGTCCGAAGTTAAGGTTAAATTAGAAAAATCACGCTTTGGGACACAAGGAAGACAATGTAATTTTAGAATCTTATGGGGATCTGAAATTGGTGTGCAAGACGAAGAATCATGGTTCGACGCTATTGGATCATCCGACAGACTGTTGCGTACTGGAGCATGGTACACACTTCTAGACAAACAGGGCGAACCAATTGGAAGTAAATTCCAGGCAAGCAAATGGGCTGAAAAGCTATCAGATGAAGAATTTCGTGCAAACGTTTTAGACATCATGGACGAAGAAGTAATTATGAAATTTGATAAACGCGAAGGAGATGCAGAAGAATTTTATGGAGAAGAAGGAATATAATGTCTACTGAAAAAAAGAATAAAGTTTGGAAACGTTCAGGCATCTTTGATACATACGAAGAAGCCGCAGAAAGAAAAGAGTCGCTTATTTCTGGTGACAAATCGGCGGATCTGGCGACAAATCGTGCGGATCTTCTTGTGAAGATTAAAAGATATGGCAAAGGGTACAATAAATTTCAAGTCAAGTATTGGCATCCAGATTTTGTAACTCTTGCTAAAAAGAAAAAGCGAAATAAATAATATTATAATGAATATTACTAGTTATAATACGTCTAATTTAGAAAGGAGATAAGATGAGATCTACAATCATGATTTTTGCTGCACTCTTGCTGTCGGCAAATACTGGATGTGTTGCATCAGCGCATGCACACCCCGTGCGACCAGCAGTAACGGCTCCACCACCGCCTGCACATGTAAATGTGCGTGCTTGGGTATGGCTCGATGGTCATTGGGGTCCGCATGGCTGGGTACGTGCACATTGGGTGCTTAGAGTGGTACCAACCACTCACTTTGGGCATCATCCCAATACTCACGTAAGATACGTAGCTGGTCGCCCACCCCCGCGCCAACACCCCCGTGCGCATCAACACCGCCAGCATCGCCATCGGCACACCCGCTAATTGTCAAGTAAGTGTAAATTGTATTTAAATACTTGACAGGAGCCTCCAACTATAGTAAAATATAGTTGGAGGCTTTGCTATCTATGAAACACGAAAAGATTAAAAATTCTAAACGAACACAAAGGTTCATATCGTTGGCTAAAAATATAGCCACGTCATCCGACTCTAAAGACTATAGACACGGCGCAGTGCTTGTAAAAGGATCCAATATCATTAATAGCGCAACCAATAAGAACAGTCATGCTAGGTTTGGAAAACGATTTAGAAAGAGAGATTGTGGGCACACTACACACCATGCCGAACTTGGTTGCGTGCTTGGCATTGACAGATCTGTGACCAAAGGCTCTGTCATATATGTATCTAGAATTGGCAAAAGAGGCGAACTAAGAATGTCGAAGCCGTGTGAAATGTGCGAAGCTATTTTGAAGCATGTCGGCGTTAAAAAAGTAATTTATTCTATCAATGAAGAAGAAGTCGGATATTATAACCTATGAGTAAGAAAAGAATTAAATTTCGCGTTGGTGATTTGCTCGTTAAATACGATAATGGTATTCCAGAGCAAGCAATATTGCATAAAAAACACTCTCCTTATTTTAACGAAGAAAAAGAAAGAAAGATTCCGGCTATGTGGGAACTATTGGGCTGGGGATTCCAGTACCATAAGATACTTGAAAGCTTTTTGAAGACACAGATCGAAAAAGAACTAATCGACTACTATCCAGCAAAAAAATGAAACGATTGTTAATTATTGATGCTCTAAATATGTATTTTAGAGCCTATATTGTGGACCCTAGTTTGTCTACCAATGGGCAACCAATTGGTGGCGTTAAGGGATTTATAAAAATCATGCAAAAGCTTGTGCGAGACACAAAGCCAGATGAAATTGTTATTTGTTGGGATGGAGAGGGCGGAAGCCAACGAAGAAAATCACATAATAAAAATTACAAAGAAGGAAGAAAACCAATTCGCCTCAATAGAGATATAAGAAATTTATCTGAAAACGAAGAATTGGAAAACAAAATTTGGCAACAGACCAGATTAATAGAATATTTAAATCAACTACCCATTATTCAGCTTATGTTACCTTCTGTTGAGGCAGACGATATCATTAGCCTTGTAGCGCAAATGCCCGAGTATAAGGGGTGGCAAAAAGTTATTGTATCTTCCGATAAAGACTTCTTTCAGCTTTGCGATGGCGAAACTGTAATTTTGCGACCAATTCAAAAACAAATTGTAAATAAACACTCTATAACTAAAGACTATGGAATCCATCCAGTAAATTTTGCACTAGCCAGAGCAATTACGGGCGATATATCCGATAACCTTAAAGGCGTCCAAGGCGTCGGGCTTCCAACTATTGCTAAAAGATTGCCATTTTTGTCGGAGGAAAAAAGTTATACTATTTCCGAAGTTATCGGCTACTGTCAAAAAATTGACTCTAATCTTAAGGCTTATAAAACAATTGGCGAAAATACAGACTTAATAGAACAAAATTATAAACTAATGCAACTCTATGCACCATTTATCAGCGTTCAAGGGAAAAGCCAAATTAGATATGCAGTCAACAATTTCGCTCCCGAGCTAATCAAAACCACCTTTCTCTCAATGATGATTCAGGACGGATTTGGAGTGGTGGATTTTTCAGATCTTTTGGCAACAATGAAAAGAATTGTTGCAGATTCTAAACAGAAAAACTAATTATAACATGAAAACAGTATTTGACAATTGGCGCTTAACATTTAGCGGCATAGAAGAAAGTAAATTTATAGAATCAGATTTATTGGTAAATAATTGGAAAAACTATTTGCTGGAAGAAGTGGCACCTCTGGATATTGATCTTTCTAGTTTTGAATTGCAAGACGATTTTAATAGAAAAGTTTGGACCGAAGAGGATGATAAAATAAATCCCGATGCAAGAGACAACATGCTACAAATTGCTCAAGATTTTTGGGATTCTCTAGAGCTTGAAGAGGTTGAAATATTAGATATTACACTGACCGGCTCATTATCCAATTATAATTGGTCACAATATTCGGATGCAGATCTGCACATTATTATTGATTTAGCCGATATTAACGTAGATGTGGGTTTAGTTAGAGAATTTCTAAATGCTAAAAAATCCATATGGAACAGAGTTCATGACATCTACATTAAAGGATTTGAGGTTGAAATTTATGTTCAAGGACATGATGACCCGCATGAATCATCTGGTGTATATTCTATTTTAAATGATGAATGGGTTAAAAAACCAATCAGAGAAGAATATACTCTAGATAGAGACAATATACAGCTTAAAGCAGCGTCTTTGATAGATCAAATTGATCGAGTTGACGGCTTAATAGAAAAGGGCGAATATAAAGAAGCGCACGATTATGCTGAAAAGATAAAAAATAAAATTAGAAAAATGAGACAATCGGGGCTCGATGAGAAGGGAATATACTCTGTTGAAAATCTAGCCTTTAAGGTTTTACGAAGAACAGAATATTTAGAAAAATTATCTGATTTAAAATCAGAAGCATATGATTTAATGATGTCCATAAAGCAGTAATAGCTTGACAGGAACATCATATCAGAATATATTATTTACAGAGCGGAGCATATATTGAGTACCAATGAAGTAGTCGATTTTAGTCGTTACGGCAAGGTTTTTCAAGAAAGCCTTGCGGCTTTAATTTTAAATGATCGTGCTTTTTGCGATCAAATGCAAGAAGTTCTTAAAACAGAATATTTTGAATTAAAATATTTACAAGTTTTTATAGAAAAGATCTTTCAATATAAAGAAAAGTATAAAGTACATCCATCGTCAAAAATAATGACTTCTATCTTTAGAACTGAACTTGAAGATGAGAATGAAGCTGTGAAAAATCAAACACGGCATTTCTTTGCCCGTATATATAATACAGAAGTTACTGATTCTGATTATATAAAGCAAACAGCATTAGATTTTTGTCGTAAGCAAGTTCTCAAAGAAGCTATGATAAAAAGCGTGAGACTGTTAAAAACATCATCATTCGATGAGATATCAAAAGTTGTAAATGATGCGCTGCGCCAAGGAGAAAGCTCTGATTATGGATATGATTATATAAAAGATTTTGAAAAGCGCTTTGAAATTAAGACAAGACGACCAATTACAACTGGATGGCAAGAAATTGATGATTTGTGTCAAGATGGCATTGGTCGTGGTGAATTAGGCGTTGTCATTGCCCCTACAGGTGCAGGCAAATCCATGGCTTTGGTACATCTTGGCTCGCAAGCTTTAAAGCTGGGCAACACAGTTATTCATTATACATTGGAGCTTCAAGACACAAGTATTGGCGCACGATATGATAGTTGCATGACGGGAGTTCCGTTAACGGATTTATTTTCTTTTAAAGAAATGATATATGAAAACGTCCAAAATATTGAGGGCTCATTAATAATTAAAGAATATCCCACTAAGTCCGCGAGTACAAAAAGTCTTAGGGTGCATTTAGACAGGCTGAAACAACGCGACATTGCTCCTGATATGATTATTGTGGATTACGCAGACTTACTTCGCCCTGTTGTGATGACAAGAGAAAAGCGGCACGATTTAGAAAGCATATATGAGGATTTAAGAGCAATTGCGCAAGAATATCAATGTCCTGTATGGACCGCTAGTCAGACCAATAGAAGTGGGCTCAATGCCGAGGTTATTACAATGGAGTCTATTTCCGAGGCGTATAGTAAATGTTTTGTTGCTGATTTTATTTTTTCGATGTCGAGAACAATTGAAGATAAAAGCAGCAATACTGGCAGAATTTTTGTAGCCAAGAATAGGTTCGGACCAGACGGGCTTGTTTATCCTGCATATATGGATTTAAGCAAAGTGATGATTAAAGTTTTGTCCCCGAATGCAGAAAGCATGGAAACAGTGCTTGCAAACTCTGCAAAACAACAAGAGCAACATCTTAAAGAAAAATATAAAAATTATAGGAAAAGCAAGGAGAGCGGCAATGCATAAAGAAGAAATATTTGAAAAGACATTAGAGTATTTTAATGGGGATGAGCTAGCTGCAAATGTTTGGATCACTAAATATGCATTGAAAAACAAGGAATCAGGTTATGATGAAGCAACACCGCAAGACATGCATGAAAGATTGGCAAAAGAATTTGCGAGAATTGAAAAACAGTTTGGCAGCGATAGAGCCTTATCGTATGAAGAGATACTAGCTTTATTTGAAAATTTTAAATATGTTGTGCCTCAAGGCTCTCCCATGATGGGCATTGGAAATAATTATGTCAATGTATCATTATCTAATTGTGTAGTTGTTGACTCTCCTAAAGATAATATCTCTTCTATTGTCGATTCTGGCAAATATCTAGCCAATCTGTTTAAGAGAAGGTGTGGCGTAGGAGTTGATATTAGCAATTTGCGCCCCGAAGGAACAACCGTTAATAATTCTGCAGGAACCACAACTGGTGCATGGTCATTTGCTGATTTTTATTCTTATATCTGTAGAATGATAGGGCAAAATGGTCGTCGTGGTGCTCTTATGATTAGTATGGACGTGCGCCACCCCGATATTGAAAAATTTATAACTATGAAGCACGATTTAACAAAAGTGACCGGAGCCAATGTTTCAATTAAAATATCTGATGATTTTATGGAAGCGGTAGAGGCAAATGAAGACTTTACACTTCGATATCCCGTTGATTCTAGCGAACCTAAATATAGCCGCACAATCAAAGCCTCCGAGCTTTGGCAAACGATTATAGCATCCGCGACGAAAACAGCGGAACCAGGACTTTTAATGTGGGGGAATGTTCAAAAATATCTCCCTGCGGAATCATATGCCGATGATGGGTTTAAGACTTTAACAACAAATCCTTGCGGAGAAATTCCCTTGTCTGCTTATGATAGTTGCAGATTGATATCTATTAACTTAAAAAACTTTGTTAAAAACAAATTTGAAGACGACGCCCGTTTTGACTTTAAACATTTTAAAAAAGTCGTTACAAGCGCGATGAGATTGTCAGATGATTTAGTAGAACTTGAAATCGAAAAATTACAAAACATAATCAACGTGTGTGATACACCAGACGAAAAAGAGCTGTGGACAAATTTATTAAACGCTTGTATAAATGGCAGAAGAACAGGGCTAGGCACCCACGGACTGGCTGATGCAATTGCGTGTTTACGTCTATCATATGATAGTGATGATGCTTTAAAGATTATTGAGCGTATATATAAAACTTTAAAAATTTCTGCTTATACAGAAAGTGCGAGACTCTCCGACGAACGAGGGAGCTTCCCAGTGTTTAATTGGGACAAGGAAAGAAAAAACAACTTTATACAAAATCTACCAAAAGAATTGCAACTTCTAATTGCACAGTGTGGTAGAAGAAATATATCGATATTGACCAATGCCCCTACTGGTTCTGTATCCATTATGTCACAAACATCATCAGGATTAGAGCCTGTATTTAGAAACAGATACACTAGACGCAGAAAATTATCGCACAATGAGGATGATATTAAGCCTGATTTTGTAGACGACTTGGGAGACAAATGGCTTGAATATGAAGTTTTTCACCATAACGTACAAGAATTTTTTGATTTGTATGGGAGTGATGTGGTACCATCATTTTTTATTGAATCAGATCAGATTGATTGGCAAAGAAGAGTTGATGTGCAGTCTGTTATTCAAAAACATATTGATCATTCTATTAGCTCTACTATAAATCTTCCAAAGGACATTTCCACAGATATTGTTGGGGATTTATATTTTCAAGGATGGAAAGCGGGACTTAAAGGGATAACAGTTTATGTTGAAGGTTCGCGTTCTGGTGTTCTAATATCCGAGCTTGAAACCGATGCTAGATTCCCGCACCACACTGCTACAAAAAGACCAACAGAGTTACCTTGTACCATACACCACGCCACTATCGAAGGTGAAAAATGGGTAGTATTGGTTGGTATTTTTGACAATAAACCATATGAAGTTATGGGCGGATTATCAACATATGTTGAAATTCCTACAAAATACAAGGAAGGAACGTTAATTAAACATCCTCGCAAGACCATGAATTCTAAATACGATTTAAAATTTGGAGAGAATGGTGATGAAATTATAATTAAAGATATTGTAAAAGTATTCGACAATCCAAATCACTCTGCATTTACTCGCTTAATTTCATTGGGCTTGAGACATGGCGCAAATATACAATATGTTGTAGAACAGCTATACAAAGATAGAGATAGCGATATGTTTAGTTTTGCAAAATGTATTGCCAGAGTACTTAAAAGCCATATTACAGATGGCTCCAAGGCAAATGGTATTATCTGCGATTCTTGTCAATCTAATTCTTTAATATATATTGAAGGGTGCATCACCTGTAATAATTGTGGTTGGTCAAAATGCGGATAAGGAGGATAAAATGATTGTTCCATGTAATAGGTACGTTTTAATACAACCTATAGTAAACCAAATTGAAGAGAATTCCAATATTCTTTTACCAGAAGATTATGAGCCAGAGGAGTCTGCCTACGTGAGAGCAGAAGTGCTTGATTGGGCGAATGACTGTAAAATAGAACTAGAGGAGAACTGCATAGCAGTAGTCACAAGACACATGATAGAAGAGGTAAATATTGATGATACAACACATTATCTTGTTCTCGAAAATCATATTATTGCTATGATTCCACAAAACAACTTATGATATATTGGCGAAAAATATTAATTTTACTCACACTACTTGCAGCGGTTTATTCCGCGCAAGCGGTGGCAGCTAAACCATTAGCAACTAATTTCACACTACGTGATATTAATGGTCGATCCTACGTCTTGTCAGAACACCGTGGTGAAATTATAATATTAAACTTTTGGGCAACATGGTGTGGACCGTGTGCCTTGGAGCTACCACATTTAAATACAATTGCAAAAAAATATGCAGAGAACAATGTTAGTGTTGTTGTTGTAAGCATCGACGCAGCTAGAAATGCTTCACGGGCAAAGTCATATATACGAGCTAGAAATTATGTATTTACCGCGCTGCACGACACTGATACCACAGTTGTATCACAATACCATCCATCAAAAACTATTCCTTTTACTGTTATAATCGATCAAAAGGGAGCAATTGTGTATCAACAAGTTGGATATTCTCCTGGTGATGAACAAGCTTATATTGATATAATTGAGAATTTGTTGCGCATATAATTTTGTATAATGTATAAAGCCGATCAAATAGTCATTGGAGGCACTCTAAGTGCTTTTTTGTTTGCATATTATAGGAATTATCCATTAATTTTTACGAACTTAAACCCACCTACGCCATTTGATTTTTTTGAGGTTGGTGTTGATTTTAGTGATTTATACCTTGACTCAACAAGCTTTGAACTCAACACCACGAAAGAAAAGAAAATTTTAGGAGTTAGCCAGTTAGATTTATATGATAAAATTAATCCCATTATGACGCTTAGTGGGAGGGTACTATTTTCACACAATACTGGAAATATTCATATTGATAAGAACACCATGCGTATAGTTACAAAAAATGCAAAAACATTTGAAGTCAAATTTAGAAAATTATATATATTTGATGATTGTAACATTAGCGGCTTAAATCCTCCCGCCACAAGTAAGACGCAACTATTTAAAGTTTTAGACTGGTTTGAAGTAAACTGTGGCGGCAAGCACAATATAGAACATATTTATACAAATGATAAATTTGTAAATGAGATTTATTTTTATCCATCATCACACACACCATCAAAAAAAGATTTAGTTGCCATATCATACCTAACTCAAGAACAAATGGATAATTATGAATACTCCGATGCTTATGCAAGATTTAAAATTATACTAGAGCTTAAAAATGCTGGAATCAAGGGCAGCAAAAATGGGAAAAATCCCAACTTTCCAGAAAAATCTAATGAGCCATATAAATATCTTAAGCCCAAAATACGGGCTGTAAAGAGACAAATATTGCCAACAATGGATAAATATACTAATACAAAATTAATTGAATTTCGCTACGATACTGCACAACAGATAATACAAAATAATATGGCTGATTATACATCATATGCGAATAAGCTTAATATATTATTATCATGATTGAACCCAAACCATTTATATCCAAAGGATTTCACCTAGCGGGTATTGTCCCAGTTGCGGGTCCATCCCATGACTTTAATTTTGATTGGCACGACTCTTTGATGCCGATATCACAAAATTATACTGCGGTGGAAAGATCGATAATGGAATGTGCCTGGGCAGGTTGTGAAACAATATGGATTGTATGTAATGACGATATAGCACCATTAATTAGACATAGGCTGGGAGAGTGGGTACAGGATCCAGTTTGGTATGGAAGAAGTTTAGAAATTAATCCAAGTCTGCATAGAAAGCCAATACCAATATATTATGTCCCAATTCATCCAAAAGATCGTAAAAGAGTTGATTCATATTCTTGGAGCGTTCTGTATGGTGCCTTAACAGCGTATTGGATTAGCAAACAAATGTCTCAATGGATTATACCAGATAAGTTTTATGTTTCTTTTCCATATGGCATATATCCACCAATTGTCGTAAGAAAACACAGAAAGACAATATCAAGCGCACGCACATTTGCATTATCATATAATGGCAAAACAGTAAAAGATAATGAATATTTAGGATTCACCTTTGATTCACAAGATTTTATTAATTGTCGAAAAACTGTTCGGCAAGAAGGCACAAGATTATGGAAGAATAGTGGTGAGGAAATTCCAACTGAAAAATTACCACTTGAAAAACGTTGGTCTTCACGTAATTTTACACTTGACAAAGTATTTAAATCAGTTATAATAGAAGATGAGCCCATACAATTAGATTGGTATTATAATATCGATTGCTGGGATGGGTATTGTTCGTATATAGGTTCAGACAAACGATGGGAAATACAAAGACCCAATAAGGAGATACTTAATTATCATGAATGGAACGGAATCGGAATCGATGAGGAATAAATCAAAAATACCCTTTGTTGGGCTTCACGCGCATAGTGTCGCAGGTTCTATATTTGACGCTATAGGATATCCGCAGGAGCATATGGATTTTGCGTATCAAAACGGCACCGATGCGCTAGCTCTTACAGATCACGGCAATATGAACGGCTTGGCTTATCAAGTGCTGCATGCTAAAAAGATGCAGACAGATGGCAAAGAATTTAAGCCCATATTTGGATGCGAGGCATACTTTATTCCTTCGCTTTCTGAATGGCGCGACGAATATCAAAAAGCAATGTCTGACAAAAAACAAGCCCGTTCTGCAAAAAAGGACAAAGCTTCTGGGACAACCGTAGAGAATGAAGGTGATAGCAAGCGCGTACAAGACCTTCTTCGCCGTCGCAGTCATTTAATTCTCCTTGCCCAAAATCAGAAAGGGTTGCAAAATATTTTTAAATTAATATCTGAAAGTTATGAAGCAGAAAATTTCTATCGATATCCTCGCATGGATTATGATATGCTTGCCAAATATAGCGAAGGCGTAATTGCGGCATCGGCATGTCTTGGCGGCGTATACGCTAGTAATTACTGGCAAGCCAGCACTTATGACGAAGATGGGAAATATGTAGACACCAATATTGATATAGCATTAGACTTAATGCGCGAAACTACACAAAATATGGTAAAGATTTTTGGTGACCGCTGGTATGGCGAACTCCAATGGAATAATATTAAGCAGCAACATGAACTTAATAAATGCATTATCACAATGAAAGAAGAATTTGGAATTAATCTTATTTCGACAGCAGATAGCCACTATCCAAATAAGACAGCTTGGAAAGATCGTGAGCTTTATAAACGCTTGGGCTGGTTAGGAAAAACTAAGCCAGATTATGGAAATGGAGAATTACCGGCAGGCGTGGATGAAATTGGATATGAGCTTTATCCTAAAAATGGCGACGAAATGTGGGCAAGTTATAAACAATATTCAAAACAATGCGGTTTTGAGTATGATGATGACTTGGTACTAAACTCGATCACCAACACTTATAATATTGCTCACGAGCGTATTGAAAAGTTTCTCCCAGACAATACAGTCCGACTTCCAGATTTTGTTGTCCCTGCTGGCTTTACGGCTAATGAGGCGCTTGCTAATATATCTCTGGAGGGTTTGAGAGATAAGAATTTGCACGATAATGCAGAATACATGAAAAGATTACGTCATGAATTAGATGTAATTAGTGGCAGGGGATTTTCGAAATATTTCTTGACAATGAAAGCGGTTGTGGACAAAGCCAATAATAGCATGCTTACTGGTCCCGGTCGTGGCTCGGCAGCAGGCTCTTTGGTTGCTTATGTGTTAAATATTACACAAATCGATCCGATTAAATACGGTTTGCTATTTTCTCGATTCTTACGGTCTGATACCACTGATTATCCAGATATTGATTACGATGTAAGTTCCCCTATGGAATTAAAAGAGCAGCTTATTGAAGAATGGGGTGACTCAACAGTTGTCCCAATATCAAATTGGAACACTCTTCAACTTCGTTCTTTGGTTAAGGATATATCTAAATTTTATGGCGTGCCATTTAAAGAAGTGAATGAAGTAACAGGCAAAATGCTTTTAGAGGCAACACCTGCAGCAAAGAAGGCACACGGAATTAAGGCAGGCGTATATGTGCCTACATTCGAAGAAGTTAAAGAATATAGCCCGACGTTAGGAGCATTTTTAAAGAAATATTCCAACATTGCCAATCATATTGATGTACTTTATGGACAAGTGCGTTCTTGTTCTCGCCATGCCGGGGGAGTTGTTATAGGTGAAAACCTTGATAAATGGATGCCCTTAATCAACAGCAAGGGCGTTCGTCAAACTCCTTGGGCAGAGGGGCAGAACGTTCGCCATCTTGAGCCATTGGGATTTATTAAGTTTGATATTTTGGGACTTTCGACCCTCGCTATGATCGATGGCGCAATACGTCATATTCTTAAGCGGCACCACCACAATGCAGATCCAACTTTTGCCGATGTAAGCAATTATTATAATAAGTATCTACATCCGGGTGCTATCGATTTAAACAATGCTGATGTTTATAACAATATATTTCATGATGGAAAGTGGGCAGGAATATTCCAGTTTACAGAAAAGGGCGCACAGACATTCTGTGAAAGAGCCAAACCAACAAGTATCATTGACATTGCAGCCATTACATCTATTTTCCGCCCTGGTCCTTTGTCTGCAAAGGTAGATGATGAATATGTTGGAGCTAAGGAAAGCCCACAATATATAAAATATATTCACCCATTGATTGAGGAAGTCACACAAGAGACGTATGGATTTTTAATTTTTCAAGAGCAAATCGCCATTCTAGCACATAAGCTTGGAAAAGACGTATCGCTTGATGAGGGAAATAAACTTCGTAAGCTGCTGACTAAAAAGGGAAGCGGCAAAGGTTATGAAGCCAAGATGAAAATCCATAAGAAATTTATTGAAGGCTGTGTAGAAAAGGAAATTAAGCGCGATGTGGCACAAAGTATATGGGATAAGTTTGAATATTTTTCTGGCTATGGGTTTAACAAATCTCATGCTGTGTCGTATTCAATAATATCATATCAGTGCGCTTGGTTAGCTCACCATTACCCAGCGGAGTGGATGGCTGCATTTCTAGATAAAGAACCAGAAAGCAGAAAAGAAAAAGCCATCAATATAGCAAAGGGGTTTGGATTTAAAATTGAATCTTTAAACATTAATACATCTGGCACAGTTTGGGAAATTTCCGAAGATGGTCATACATTAATTCAGCCACTGACTTCAATAAAAGGACTTGGTGAAGTTGCAATTGATCAGATTATAAAGAATAGACCATTTAATGTTGTTGAGGATTTTCTGTTCAATGACGATATTATTTACAGCAAGCTCAATAAAAAAGCGCTAGATGTGCTAGTCCGCTCCGGTGCCATGAACTATCTTGTAGACAGCAGATTTACAGGGTTAAAGCATTTTTGGTCAGCCATAGCGGTAGATCGACCAAGAAAATTAAAAAACTTGGAAGACAACATCAAGCTGTATGCGCCAGAAGGCGACTTCTCGGATGAGGAAAAAATTCAATACTTAGCAGATTTAACAGGGACATTCCCAATGGCGAAAGTAATGACTCACGGCATAAGGCAAAAACTTAATGATATGTTTATCCCGCCAATTGGAGAGTTCGATTCGGAATTACAAGTTACATGGTTTGTGCCAAGGAAAATCATTCCCAGAAAAACTAAACATGGAAGCGACTATTGGCTTGTTGAAGTCATTGATGATACAGGCGCAGTCATTAATATTAAATGCTGGGGAATTAAAAAAGGATATGATCTTTTAATGTTGAACAAGCCCTATATGGCTAAGCTAGACTATAACGAGCAGTGGGGATTCTCCACCAGATCAATAAGACATAATTTTAAATTATTGGGATAAAGTTTGCACATTCCACATTTTAGTGTTATAATAAGATATAAATATGAAATTTAAACAGGAGATATTTTATGTTACTTGAATATTGTCGGATCAGAGAGGATGTTACTCCTCCCACCCGAGCACATCCAAGCGATGCGGGCGTCGATGTACATTTTTGCCCAGCAGACAATAAGCCGATTACAATTGCACCAGGAGAGAGTCGTATATTATCCACTGGATTAAGATTTGGCGTGCCTCATGGTTATATGTTAGAAGTTAAAAACCGTTCTAGCGTAGCGTCCAAACGTAGTTTAATCGTTGGCGCTTGCGTTGTCGATTCAGGGTATGATGGCGAGGTATTTATTAATTTACATAATGTTGGCAACGCTGCTCAAATTGTCGAGCATGGTACAAAAATTGCACAAGTGGTAATGATTCCGGTAGTGCACTTCAGAGCACTAGAAACACATTCAAAAGATTTATACGATTGGTACCCAATCACCTTCAATGGAAGGGGCGAAGGCTCGCTTGGCAGTACAGATAAATGATATATACAACAGTTTCCATCTTCAATCATAGTGATTGGAGTGCATTAAAATAGGAGCAACAAATGGAAAATTACACAACAGACAAGACAGAACAATTTGAGATTGATCCACATATTGGAAAATTATTTGATATTGTAATACCTCACATGGGACATGATATATCTAGCGCATTTATGGATTTGTTAGATAATAGCGACGACGCCGATGCCGAGAATATGCACATTTTCATTAATTCACCACCCGGCACCAATGCCACTATTGGCAGCTACATGCTTGCTGATGACGGCGACGGAATGAACCTGCACAAACTTAAAGAATCATTCCGTTTTGCGACAACTTCGCCTCACGCACAAGGCGATTTGGGCAAATTTGGTGTGGGAGGCACCGCTGCATGCTTTACTGTGGCAGATACTAAGACAACAATCACTAAAACAAAGGATGGCAAGAAAATTCTAGTAGCCAAATTTGATCGGCGTGACAAGAAGACTACCCAGGCAACATTGCGAGCCCCCGCACCGGAAGAGGTAGATTTGTTCAACGAATTATGTCCAAAGGGGCATGGAACAATTACTGTGTTAGAAAATCTTAAGGAGCCAATGCAATATACTCGCCCAGGTGATCTGAAAAATAAATTGCTTAAGGATATTGGTACTTGTTACCATCTACGCCTAGGTAAAAATAAAAAAATATATGTTTCTGTTAATGGAAAGCAAACAAAGGTTAAGCCTGTAGATCCGCTATTCTGGGGAAATGAGGATATTGTGATTAATAAATATCATGATAAAATAGAATTTGATGGCTGTAACATAACTCTGCGTTTTGTGGAATTAAACACAGAACTTTTGCCATCAACACAAAAAGGATATAACCATCAAGGCATATATATTGCACGGTCAAATCGCATTATTGTGTGCGGGGGAGATCTCGGATTATGGAAAAGAAATCCTCTTTATAATGCTGGTCGTGTCGAAATTTCCTTTACTGAAGATCTAGATGATGATTTTGGAATTGGAGCACTTAAAAATAGTGTTAAAATAAAACAGGCTTTAAGGGACGTTCTTATGGAAAAGATTAAAAAATTTCGAGCACTATTACAATCTAAATATAAGCTTGGTTCAAAATCCGTGCCCGCGAAGATTAAAGCATCAGAGGCGGCATTTGTTAAATTGCTTATGGATAATGCGGGTTCACTAAATTTGCCACGCTCCTCTAACAGTGGTACAAAACCGCCATCGAATGGGAGCGGCGCTACCAGCGAGCAGCAAAGGGGCACTGGAAACCCGCGAGGCTCCTATAAACCTCGTAACCGTATTTGTCCTGAATTCAGGCATATAGAATGCCCTCGCAGCAATCTTCCATATTGGAGCGAATGGGAAGACGAGAATGGAGAGCCACAGATGGTGTGCCTCATTAATACATCCAATGAGTATATTAAGGAATATTATCTTGCCGGATCTGTAGAAACCCAGAACGTTCTTCGAAGGCACTGGGCTGCTGATTTATTGGCACAATGGGAATTTTATGATACGAAAGAGTTTTCTACAATTCAATCGCTTCAAGAATCACGAGCAGAAAAATTAAATAAACTCCATCGCGTCATTTAATTAATACAAACCGCTGGCAGACCGGCATAAAGTCTGCCATATTTAAATTTCCCGAGGAAAATAATGAACACAGCAACACAAAAGGTAATGTTCTCCAGCGAAACAGGAGACTGGTCAACGCCACAAGATTTTTTTGATAAACTTAATTGGAGATTTGGACCATTTGATTTAGATCCATGTGCCAACCCCTATAATACAAAATGTGCTAATTTTTATACTGAGATCGAAAATGGTCTTTCTAAAGATTGGGGCGGTCATACCGTATTTGTTAACCCGCCTTATGGTCGTGGCATTGACAAGTGGATTAAAAAAGGATATGAAGAATCATTAAAAGACGATACAAAAGTGATTATGCTAATACCCGCAAGAACTGATACTAAATATTGGCATGAGTATGTTATGAAAGCCACAGAAATACATTTTGTCAAAGGCAGGCTTAAATTTGGAGACGCTACCAACTGTGCGCCCTTCCCATCGGCTGTAATTGTATTTGATAGCAGGTGGCGCAATGTTTATAAAAATCTCCCAACAACTTACACAATGGAAAAACAGTGAATAGAAAACAAAAAAGAGCGCTAAATGCGCAAAATAAAAAAAACAACGCTAATGAAATAGTGAGCGAAAAATTAACATTATTTAATAAGCTTGGCGATGAGTGTCTAACTTGTGGCGAGGCTTTTGATAAACAGAATAAAGAAATGGTTAATGAATGGTATGTGATCGTTAGGCAAGAAGAAGAAAAAGTAAATCTTTATTGCCCCCCTTGTTGGGATCGAGCACAAAATATTGTAGAGAACTTTATGTCGCATATAGAAAGTGAGGTAGAAGATGATACAGAAAGCACTGACGTTTGATGATATATTATTAGTTCCACAATATAGCAATATTAAAAGCAGAGGCGAAATTGATATTGGCAACAATCTAGATGCCAATTTGCAATTATCGCTCCCGATCATAGCCAGCCCCATGGACACTGTGTGTGAAGGCTCTATGGCTAACCATATGAGCCGCAATGGTGGATTGGGCATTATACACCGATATAACACTATAGATGAACAAGTACAGCATGTTGCCAGTGCCAAAGATAATACCAATCAAACTGTCGGAGCCGCTGTCGGCGTCACTGATGATTTTGAAGAAAGAGCATGCGCACTTAAAGATGCAGGGGTAGATGTAATTTGTGTGGATATAGCTCATGGACATCACATTTTAATGAAAAGAGCACTAGTCATACTTAAGGATATGTTTGGAGATTCAATACATATTATGGCTGGAAACGTAGCTACAAAAGAAGGCGTATGTGATTTGGTAAGATGGGGAGCAGACAGTATTCGTGTGGGCATAGGAGGCGGCTCTATATGCTCTACTAGGATACAGACTGGTCATGGCGTTCCAAATTTGGCTGCAATCATGGAATGTGCACAAGCAGAATTAGAACACCCAGTCCCTCTTATTGCAGATGGTGGTATCAAAAATCCTGGCGATATTGTTAAAGCGCTGGCTCTCGGTGCAGATTTTGTTATGGTAGGTTCACTATTGGCAGGCACTATTGAAACTCCAGGAGATATTATTTATTCTAGCGATAATAGTAAATATAAAACTTATAGAGGCATGGCTAGCAAAGATGCACAAATGAACTGGAGAGGGCGCGTGTCTTCGCTAGAGGGAGTATCCACATTTGTCCCATTACGCGGCAGCGTAGCAGATATTTTGCAAGGCTTAGATCGTAGCATTCGTAGTGGATTTTCGTATAGTGGTGCACATAATATACAAGAATTTAGAGAAAAAGTAAAATTTGTTATGCAAACATCGGCTGGGCTAACAGAAAGTCGAACTCATATAATTAAATAAACTATGGCAGATAAAAATAAATGGCAGGAACCATCTGAAAAATTAACGGTTCACGTCCCACAAAGTCAAAAAGCAAAATTAAAAATAAGACTTCATCACGATGGGCTCACCCAGGCTTCTTTCTTAAGAGGGGTGGTAAGTGCATATTTACAAGAACAAGAAGAGTTCATGCATTGGTTTTCATCCTGGCTCAAGACTAATAGCAAAATTAAAGGCAAACTTAAACATTTAGATTCGCAAAAATTAAATCAAGAAGGAAAAGAAATCGAGAAAAAATTCGGAATTAATGATGGCGATATTGATGATATTTTTGATATTATACAACAAGAGTTTCCTGATTTATAATTTGAGCTTTTTCTATTTTAACGTACTATTTACTATTGTTAAAAACGCGCTATGGCGCATTGAGCAAAACTAGGAGAAGTTTAAATTATGAGCAAATTAATAAAAGAGGAACGAATTCGTCGATGGATGAAACTAGCCAATGTGGAACCATTAGCGAATGGATTTGTTGAGAGACTGGATGAAGGCAATTTATCCAAAGGTGAAAAAGGTTTAGCCGCTAAAGGCGGTAACAAAGACCGGTCAGCAGAAAAAGGACACCCAGGTCCACACAAATTAAAGAAAGCATCTGGAGCCGGTCCTTTAGCTGAAAATGAAGAAGAAGAAGGCGAACAGCTTGAAGAACTCATGGGTGGTTACGCCCGCGACGATGAAGAGCTTGGTGGCTTAGAAGGTGAAGAAGGCATGGAAGGTGAACCTGAAATGGGTATGGAACCTGAAATGGACATGGAGCCTGAAATGGACGCCGATGTTGGCGTTGAAGCCAAACTAGAAGCTTTTGCTGAAAAGGTTGCACAAGCCGCACGCGAAGAGCTTGGTGTTGCCATGGATGTAGAAGGTGGCGAAGGCGAAGAAGGCATGGAACTAGAGCCAGATCTAGGCGGACCCGAAGGTGAAGTAGGGGATGAGCTTGGCGGAGAGCCCGAAATGGATGAGCTTGCTGAGGTTGATTCTGCTGCCCTTTCACGCAAAGCCGGGGGTCGAGGCAATGTTGGCCATGAACCCAGACACCGTGCTAGAGGCACAGTAGGCGACCGACCCCAGCCCGGAGAAGAAGAAGAGGAAGAGAGACGAAAAAAGGTTGCCGAAGGCGAGCTTGATGAGGTCGATTCTGCTGCTCTTTCACGCAAAGCCGGAGGTCGAGGCAAACTTGGCCACGAGCCCAGACACCGTGCTAGAGGCACAGTAGGCGACCGTCCTGGAGAGGAAGAGGAAGAGCCACAACAGGCGCGAAGGGTTGCCGAGGGCTACGACCAGGATGCGTTAGTAAACGAGATTGTACGGCGCGTGGCAGAGAGAATTTTAAACACAACAAAAAGCTCATAATTGGTTGCTCAATGCTTATAAGCGTGTTATACTATAACCACGGCAAACGCCGTGGTTATTTTATATGGAGTTAGAATGAAATTATATATA